TCCAAACGCTTCTTCAGAGCATCATAGTCTTTAAAGTTTGAAGGATCGATGTACTGCTTCAAGGACCATTTTGGATTTGACTGAATTTCATTGTAAATCTGTTCCATTGTCTTTTCGTCGGCAAGTGGACCACGTTCTTTCCAAGAGGTATTTGAATAGTTACGCTGAAGTTTATTACCCTTCTTTTCAGAGAAGATAACAATCTTCAAACTTGCACCATTGAATAAATCAAACGGATTTAGCTTTTCAATCTGTTCTAGACTACCTTCGATAACTGGTGGATTAAGAGCACGATTGATATAGTCAAAAATGACCTTACCAAACTTAAACTTTTTGATCTGACCATTATTTTCAGGATTGGCTGAGTCAGAAATAACATAGACATTTGCACGGAAATTTAAATTTCTCTTTTGTGCAGAAGCTTGCTGACGGTTTGGATGATTTTCATCCTTTGTAGAATCCCAAAGTTTCTTGTTGAATTCTCCAACAGGATCAGTAGTATCGATGCCGGGTGTAGTACGTGAGTTTTCGATATACCAGCGACCATTAGCCTGATTTTCAAATGAATGTGAAAACCACTTCACAAATGGAAGTCTTTCAGACTCGATTGGAGGAAGGAAGCGAATAACTGCAATTCCATTTCCAGACTTGTCTACACCGGGATACCAATCGTCAGGATCGGCTTCATATGTTTTTTGGGGGGCATTCTGCTTTTCTAATTCGGCAGAAACTTCTGCTAGAAAGGCATCGCTATTTTTCTTATATGCGTTAAAAAGTGACATAGTTCTCCTTGTATGATTGTATCAAAGTATCGTTGTATGATTGTGTGTTTCCACAGTATTATTTATCATTTTTCCTCGGAAAAATCAAGCAAAAGTTACTTTTTCAGGAAGTTTTTTTTCGTTGCTGCATCAGCAAGTTTTGCTTTCATTTCTTGATCTTTTTTTATTATTGGAAATATAGTCTCAAGCTCTATATCTCGTTTATCACATAGTACAATTATAGCTTCCAAATAATCTAATCCAAAATTAGTCAGATTGTTTAATTCTTCTTTGAATTCTTCTACATTAAACTCGAAATTAATCATTTAATACTACAGGATTTTCTGAAATAATTAAATCTAATATTTCATCAGGAGTTTCTGATACTTCAACAACTCTATTATTAGTCAGACCTATAATTGTTAAAATGTTCTGGTCTTCAGACAAAATAATTCCTTTGGTCTGAATAGGTCTACGAGCTTCAATAGATACAATTTCATTAGGGTTTACATAGACATCATAAAAATGATATCTATTTGTTCTTGTTAAATGAATAAGAGACATTTTTTCCTTTATTTGTTGATGGTGCCCGTAGTAGGACTTGAACCTACACGATTTCTCGGGGGATTTTAAGTCCCCTGCGTCTACCAATTCCACCATACGGGCTTTTAATTTAAATGGTAGGCCCAGAGGGACTTGAACCCCCATGATTTTACTCGGCGCGTTCTAAGCGCGCTGCGTCTGCCGTTCCGCCATGAGCCCATAATACATAATAGCATTACTATTTATAAAAGTCAATAGCCAGAATCCCGATTCTCCACTGGCTGTTTTTGTTGACACTCCGATAGCTGTAGTGTGTCGTTTACGGATTAACCAGCACAAAAACAAAATTTATTGATCGTCTATATATTGACTTTTATAAATGGTGAGCAGGGATGGATTTTCACCACAATCCTTAAGGATGAATAGCACTAACTAGTATCTCTATTCATGCAGCACCACTCTGCCGCCTGCTCATAATAGTAAATGGTCCGCAGAGTAGGAATTCGCACCTACACAGCACAGAGACGGGGCTTTTACAGAGCCTTGGACTCACTCGTGTCCAGCCTGCGGGTTATTCTTAACTAATGGCGCTCTGAGCAGGATTCGAACCTGCATTGATGCTATCGCCTCCTGTTACAGTTACTGCGGCTTAGAAGACCGGACTGGTATCAGAGCATATTCTATTTATTGTTCCAAACTGGTATCGCTATTATAGGCGGTTTATATTCTTTTGTCAAGAGAGAAATCAAACCGCCTACTTTTTTATCTCCACGACCTAACGCATTAATTCTGCATTGATCTGGATCATTTTCAAAGTAAATTTCTTCAAATTCTACATCATCATAATGATGGTTAATAAAAAGTTTAAAAGATTTCAATCGGTTTGGACTACAGAAATCAGGATGCGTTACCACAATATGAGGCTTACCCACCAATAAATCCTTTACGGAAATTGGATCGTCAATGATATACGCATCTGGATACATTTCTCTAGCCAGATGCGTTTTACCAGAGCCCGGTAAACCTATGATTATAGTTACTTTCATATTAACTCGATTTCACCGTCTTTGTTCAACTTGTATGCTACAGCCAAAGCTGAATAATCTGTACGATTTCCGTAATATTCGCTTTCACTTCTTGAGAAATTCAAAATATTTTTCTTCTTGAATTCCATCAATTGTCGAATTGTCATAACATCAAGATCAATAAGACCTAGAGTATGAAGACCTAGAAGCAATTTGTCAACGTCTAAATAATAATCTTCATGATAAGGTTGCGGATCGCTGCTATCCCAACAACTACCACCACTTATACCACCAGTTGTTTCTTCGATACCTAGAAAGCCTTCAGGCAAAAGGTAGTATGCATCCTCATAACCATCCCAATCACCTTTACCGAACATAAGCAAGTCGGCATTGACAACTTTACGTTCTAATTCTTCAATTCTTTTATCTTTCTTAACTGTCATTTTTTCTCTCCAATAAATTTTGTTCAATTTCCTGACCGTGCATCCAATGCTTTACGGTTTGGACATGATTTTTTCGCACATATTTTGAAACTTTTAGACGAAAGTCATTGTATGAAATCTCGTCGGCTACTCGAATAACGTATCCTTCTTGGTTACTCCAATCCATAGAATAATCAATTGCTCGGATATCACGTTCATTCCAAAATCCATCATAAAGGACTTTTACCGGAGTGATACCGAGCAGAGTAAACCATTCTAATGTATCATCCCAAGAAAGGCAAATGTTTTTTTCGTTCCAGATTGAAAATCCCTGAAAATAGTGACTCAGGTCTTCATATCGAATAGAATGGACTGCGTAGAGATTTTCTCCACAGACTCGCCATCCTTCTGGTATCTCATGTGAGATAGAAGACCTGAATTGTTTTACATAATTTCTGGAAGGATGATGACGACCATCTACGCTACGAGCATGAATGTAATCGCGATACATAGTCGTATTTTCACCATCCATTTTTTCAGTTATGATGATACGACCTTCCTTGAATTTATCGAGAGATTTAATAATACGATCATCGTCTGTAATATTCTCTGACCAAGGTAAATGATAGGTACGAGGGTATTTTATATAATTTGTAAAAGTTTCTAAAACCTTACCTTGTTTCAATACCTTTTGAACACTTTCGTCAAAAAATAATTCACCTTTAAGGCGTTGACCATTCGGCAGCAGGATATTACCCCACTTGTCATAAATCTGATCATCGTAAAGCTGCTCTGGAATTACCTTTTTGGCAATCTTGCAAGCTTCACGGACTTCCTCGACCGTGATTTCTGTAGTTTCACATTTGATATGGTGTTCTTCGCACACAGAGGCACCGTTGGCGAGATAGTAACCACCGTCAGACCACAGTCTACGTTCCATTATGTGATGGGCGTCTGCGGCCTTCCTAGAGCAGAAGACGCACTTGTGACCGTCTCTTGCGAGAACAGCCTCTCTAAATGCGTCTCTTGTCATTAACATAAGTCACCTATATCTTCTGTATAACTCGTAAATATTTGTCTGGATGTGCCTTTTCAAGGATTGAAGAAGGAATAACAGAAGCAGACCATTTTGTATTTTCTGGTTTATCAATCCAGTTCACAATATAAAGTGTTACTTCAGCTAAATAAAAAGCAATACCAATAACTTCACCAAGATATATTCCGCCTAAATTGACCCAAACATAATCACCATTTTCAAATTCAGTCATTTCATTTCTCCAAAATCTAAAGAACATAATCGCAAAAATTCAGAAGCTTGTCAAGGACGTATTCCATGGAACAAAGGAAAAAAATACAAACGAAATATTGCACCTTGGAACAAGGGACTCAAAACCGGACCAATGAAACAAGAAACCATAGACAAATTAGTAAATTATCGATTAGGTAAACTATGGTGGAATAATGGTGTCTCTGAAATTAAAGCAGAGACACCATTAGAAGGATTTGTAAGAGGAAGGTTAAGGAAACCCCTTAACTCTTATTCGCATAATCAAGAGCCAGTGTCATTGCTCGGAGCTTCAAGTCCTTGACCTGACCGTACCACATGTTGCTTACGCGAGCATCTTCGGTACGACCCATAAGATGATCAGTAACATACGTTACCGCATTTGCGGCCTGCCACCAGCTATGCGGAGCGAATTCCACACCCGGTTGATGCTCAAGAGCCAGAACAGAAGCCTTGGCGTTCTTGCTCAGTTCCTTTTCGACGGCAATCTTGGAAATCTTCGGAAACACTTCGTTAAAGAATTCCTTGACGCTTTCATCGTTATACTGCTTGGAACCAAGGAAGGTAGCAAGTTCCTCGTATTCGGTCATCTTCTTTTCGACAATACCAAG